GGAGCGCCACAAAAGCCCAGAGTCCCCCAAGTTGGACCCAGCGGACGAAATCTCCCTGAGACTCAGGACCCCAAAGTAGAAGAAGAGAATGACCCATAGAGTCAGCAGGAGTTGACACTGCTGCCGTAAGAAAATTAGCACCCTCAAGATAGGAAGACGCCAACCCGTGAGTGTACCAGCTTGTAGCAAACGTTGTGCCAGTAAGCCAGCCACCAATTGCAAGATAAGCAGTGGGAAAAAGAAGAAGTCCAGACCAACCCACAAAGACAAAGCGATCTCGTTTAAGCCAGTCATCCAGGACATCAAACCACCCCCGTGTTGGTAGATTTAGCGTTGAAGTTGTCATGTTTTTTATCCTTTTTAAAATCTTTTAACCAGAATAACTGTGGCCAAGTATCACGAATGATCTCAGCAAGTTTGTCTGGAGTGTTGTTGTTAATCATCCGAATCCTTTAGAAGTTTTTTTGTCAAGTACTTCTACATGTGACAGGACATTCGGCATAGAATGAAACCATTTCAATTGAACAGACTCCCAATTGTCAAATACTTCTTCAATACCAGTGTTATAAACTAACATATAATCATGGCGATCATAAAGTTCATCAGAAGTCTGTTTAAAAAACTCAGGCAATCCTGTCATTTGCTGTAAGTATCATAATTTTTTGCATCATCCTCCTTCTTAATCTCAGCAGCAAGTTCCTTCTCAGTTTTGAGATGGTGTGCTTTCAATCCCTCTGTCATTTTAGAAGGTTCAAATGGAGAACGAGAAATGTTTTTGATGACAATAAATGCATCCTTATTATACTTCACAGTGCCCTTAGGAGACTGCCACTTAGTATTGTATTCTTCACCCACATCAATACCAGAGACTTGTGTGCCTCCGATATCAAGAACGATTTCATCACGACGAACATCCCAACCGAGATCTTGCATCATGTGCCATAGATCATCTTGAGTGAAACGATTGTCTCTCATAACGTTTTCTTCTGGTTCAAGTTTACCAATCATAATAATATCACACAAAGTAAGGGAACTGCAACGGATGAAATACCTATAAAAAACCCCGCCAGATATTCTCCGACGGGGCGTAGACTACCATCGGTCATATCAACCGATAGAAGGTGCTGTGAGGGCAACAGGAGTGGACTCAGCGGCAGCGAGATCCAGGGGGAAGTTGTGAGCGTTACGCTCATGCATGACTTCCATGCCAAGACCAGCGCGGTTGAGAACATCTGCCCAAGTGTTGATCACTTTACCTTGCGACTCAACGATGGACTGGTTGAAGTTGAAACCATTCAGGTTGAATGCCATGGTGCTAACACCAAGAGCAGTGAACCAGATACCAACGACAGGCCATGCTGCGAGGAAGAAGTGCAGCGAACGTGAGTTGTTAAACGATGCGTACTGGAAGATCAGACGACCGAAGTAACCGTGTGCAGCGACGATGTTGTAGGTCTCTTCTTCTTGACCAAACTTGTAACCATAGTTTTGAGACTCAGTTTCAGTAGTCTCACGGACGAGAGAAGAAGTAACCAGACTTCCGTGCATAGCAGAGAACAGAGATCCACCGAATACCCCAGCAACGCCGAGCATGTGGAAAGGATGCATAAGAATGTTATGTTCTGCTTGGAACACCAGCATGTAATTGAACGTACCAGAGATGCCAAGAGGCATACCATCACTAAAAGAACCTTGTCCGAAAGGATAGACGAGGAAGACTGCCGAGGCGGCAGCGACGGGAGCGGAGTAAGCAACACAGATCCATGGGCGCATACCCAGACGATAGGACAGTTCCCATTCACGTCCCATGTAACAGAAGACGCCAATGAGGAAGTGGAAGACTACGAGCTGGTAAGGACCACCGTTGTAAAGCCATTCATCCAGCGAAGCAGCTTCCCAGATGGGATAGAAGTGAAGTCCGATTGCGTTTGAAGAGGGAACGACAGCACCAGAGATGATGTTGTTGCCATACATGAGTGAACCAGCGACGGGTTCACGAATACCGTCAATGTCAACAGGAGGAGCAGCGATGAACGCTACGATAAAACAGACCGTTGCAGCGAGGAGGGTAGGAATCATAAGAGTTCCGAACCAACCGACATACAGACGATTGTTAGTTGAAGTTACCCAGTCACAAAAATTGTCCCAGGTAGATTGTCCTTGTTGTTGGACGAGAGTAGAGTTTGCCATTTGTTTTGAACTAAAAAAGTAAGACCATCAGGGAAATGGTGGAGTTACTATTTCCTGTCACCCTTAGACAGGATATGAGAGACGTGATTTATACACCCTATAGGTCTCGGTTTGGGGTGTTACAACGGTTCAAGAAACGTTACGTTCCTTAACGTGTTGATGTATATATAATACCACTCTACTCTGGGATCTGTCAACCCCAATTCAGACCATTTTCTGAGTCTAGTGCGTCTAATTCTTCCATGCGTTTTTCCCAGGTATCCCCTCCGTCGTCTCCACGTCTGGGGTTTATACACTGGTGGTTTCCGAGTTTATTACACACAAGACCAGCAAGATCTAGATCGTTTCCCTTGACACCAGTGCCAGACCAGTAGTGCTGTCCATTAATCCAGACAGCGCCACACTTCGGGCACTCCGCTCTAGTCATGGACAGATCGGAAAATTCTCGGTCGTTCATTTTAGTAAGTGCGTTATGGGTTAATCATACTCTAGTCATGGATAACTGCTGTGTCAGCCATATCAAAATGAAGAGAATATAATGACCCCATTCTTGCGTACCTCATCAAGATGTGCCTTGCCCCATGGAATTGTAAACCACTCGGTAGATCCATCATGCTTAAGAATCCAAACGTGAACTACGCGCATAAAAATACCCTCTCCATGGAGGGTATTTAGGGATTTAGATTGTAAAATTAATCTTAAGACTCTTCACCAGATTGTGTCATCATTGCTGCTCCAAAGAAAGTTCCTAAAAGAATCAGCGATGTTGCTAGTAGTGCCATGAGTAGTTAAAAAAGATATTTAGTTTTGAGTAAGCATTAATGCTTAATAATGTCAGTGAGCCCTCACCATACACCAGGAATTACTTGTCCTGTAGTGAAGTATGCTCCAACGGCGGCAACGAATCCGATCATTGCTGCACGACCATTCCACTTTTCTGCTTTATCAGTCATTGTTTTTGTCCTCTAGTGTTTTGTTAAAGATGATGACACGTTTGCCATCGTGAGTAAATTGTAACTCATCGTCAGGATGCCACAGTAGCTCTTCATACAAATCATCAAGCTTCTGCATGTCCTGCCAGAGAGCATCTGGATTAGGCATATTTTTCTAGTAAAGTTCTAATGTTTTGAGTGATCTGCATACCACCAACCTTTTCTTCAAGCACACAATCATCATCATCACCTTTTACGATGACAAGAACTGGTGTTGCAGTAACACCATATTTAGATGCAAGATCAAGATTCTCTTGGGGAATTGGCACATCGCTGAAGTCCTCAAGATCTACTTTCTCAATAACATTAATGCGTTCATCCTTAACACCCTTGAAGTATTTGTCAACAAGGGCACAAGGACCGCACGACTGTTTTGAAAACAGATAGAATTTATTCATCAATAAGTTTCACAAATTTTTTCAACAGATGCTGCCAACAAAACGAAGAAGGCAACAGAAGTAATTGTAAACAAAATTTGTACCATTGTCAAGCCTCAGAAGATACCGAAGAAGAACTTACCAGTGATGGCATAGGAAAGGAAGCCAGAGATGATGCCCATCATCGCCCAGCGTCCGTTGTAGCGTTCAATGTATTGCTTAGGAGAGTCAAGACCCTTACGATTGTAATCTTCCACAACCATTTGTGGTTCTTTAGCGAACAGATTATTCTGTCCGTATTCATTAGTTGTTACAGTCATGTCTCCTTTGTAAAGATTTACTACAATATTATATAGTAAATCTAAAGGTTTGTCAAGCCCTACCAAGTAGCAATTGCTACTCTTTTCCAGGTATCTGTCCCGACACACACATAAATGTAGTCTGCATCCCAGCAAATCTCTCCCTCTTCACCCGTGTCATTAGCATTAGTGATGGTTCTCACACCAAGAACTCTAAACTTTTTACCAGAGGAAACTGTAAGTCCTTCAATTGCTGTGACAGGACCAGTCTCTGCAAAGTCTACAATCTCATCTACTTTAATTCTTGACATTTTTTAATAACCTCTAGGATATAATTGTCCATATGCTGGTCTAAGTGATCCACTAACTCCAGTGTAATTCAGCGCACCATCAGCTGACTGAATACCAATCCCTGCTGGAAGTACACTATCAATTTGAAGATCATATAATCTAGTGATACTAGTGGTCCAGATATTATTGTAGTCCTCTATATCAATATCAGTTACACTACTTGGTTGTAACTGTGATGTGTTAAAACCAGTGACCGCACTATCAAGTGCTGGTGTTCCAAGTGTTAATGCTGCCATCAGGTTGTCCTCGCTGCGAATACGATACCTTTACTAGTGTTCTGTGAAATTCCATCATATGATGTTGCACTATTAACATATGATCTACAAATAACTTCGTAGATTTCAGATGGACTGATCTCAATTGTATCACCAGGACTTACAATAATTTGTCCAGGATTGATATTGAACATGATACAAACAAAATCATCTGGCATATAATATGGTTGTGGTGCCAGTCCCATAGCGAGAGGAAGACCTTTAAGTGGTCTATAGAAATTAGATGCTGATCCTACACCAAGTTTACCAACAAAATCATTATTGTTTGCTGAGTTGTTAGTGTTTACACTATACTGACGCTCATCATAATCATCATGCCTGAAGTATGGGAGTACAGTGCTGCTTCCTGTCTGATAATATCCAACGTAACCATGGAAATTATCTTCATACATATTGTTTTGAACCATATAACTGATAGCATCATTATCGCTTGGTCCTCTTAGATATCCATAAAGACCTTCGCGAGTAACACTTTCACCTTCATTATCAAGAGTATCATCTTCCTCGCGAGATGAATACTGATTCACTCTAGTAGAGAAAGTAATTGCTTCATTAGTATCAGGGTAGATAGTTGTCCACGATGATACTAAACAATCATCTCTGTCCCAAATACCATTTCCATATTGAGTTCCTTTATGGAAGAACCAAGTAGCATATGGAAGATCGTCTCCGTTAATTGTCTGAACAAATTGGAAGACTACATAATCAGTATCTTGTGGTGCCTGTGCCCTGTATGTAACAAGCTTGAGAGGATATGCTGTTGGAGTTGAGGTTGTTGCATAATCCAATCGTTGATTACCTCTATTATTGAATACACATCTATTCTGAGCACTCGGAATATCCAATCCAACATACCCAGGGAATCGCATGGTGTCATGCAAATCTAATGTATAATCTCTCCAGTGACCCAGCAACCACAGATCTTTATGTGTCAGTGTTGAAGATTGTCTGAGAACATTGTGAACATCTCCGATCCCAGAATTAATAACAAGTTCATGATCGTCATTAATTTTTATGGAGTAATATGTGGTTCCGAACTTCTTGTTAGCATCACTCTCAAGTCTAAAAACAATTGTACCGTTTGTATGTGATTTCTGATAAGCATTTACACCAGCACCAATGTTTGTAACCTTAAGACATGGAATACCATCTCTAGCATTGGTAGAAGTTTCATTTGTGTTTACTCCAAATGTAACATCATTGTCTGGAGATACTCCGCCAATCTGATCACCAGGAACTGTGAACACTTCATCATCAGACCATCCAGTTGCATCAAGATTTAAAACGTTCACTCCATAAAGATAACCATCAGACCTTCTATAGAAACGAAGATCTAATGTGGATCTAGTACCTGAAGCAGGAACAGTATAGTCCCAATGAGGAGGAGTTGCCCAAGCATACTGACCCATCTGAGCGTTGGGTTGAATAGTAATCTCTACAGAATAGGTAGCATCATTTTGACTTACAAGATGATATTCTACTGAAGTAAAGTTAGGATATTCCCACCAGTAACCAGTATCACCACCAGACCAACGAACGTTGTCATGAGTCTGATCCCATCTATAAGTATTCCAAACAAAAGTATCATTAAAAGTAGTTCTACCTCCACCATTGACAGGAACATTGATATTAACGGTTCCACCATCGCCATTATTAGTGCCTGGGAAATATCTTTGACTTTGATTTTGATAGTTATCGTAATTAATTACTCTGTCAGCATCATAAGCACCACCAGTGTCCTGTAAGAACATTGGATTATTGGTTGCAACAGTAGTATGAGAGATACCAAGATCTGAAAGTAAATCAGTAGAGGACCAGAGATACAGAACATCTCCCTGCATGAAATCTGGATAGATGTTTGTGTTGTCTGTATGACGATCATCCAGTAACCAAAAAGATGTTTGAACCGTAAGATCTAGAAAAATTTCAAGTTCAGCATTTTGAGCAGAATCAGCAACTTTAATGCGAGTAGCATCGTAAGGAACTACATAAAGAGTCTGACCATTTGAAAGTGATCCTCCAGTAGGATCTCCACCATCTGTATCTCCACTAGCATAGAAAGTTACTGTATCTCCAAATTGCAGAGAATGCTGATTGATAGTTAAAAGATCAGCAGAAACGTTAACTCCAGTGGCAGCTACAGCAAAATATTTTTGAAAGTAATATGCTGATCCTGTATCCGCTACAGCATAATTATGGGTTTCATTAGTTCTGGTAGTAACTGCAGGTCCACCACATCTTACCCAATTTTGATTCCACTCTCCTGCTTCAGCGCCAGGGCGATAATCGCCAGGAGCTATAGCAGTTGTCGGAACCCCATTCCTTTGAGTGCCACTGTTCCAGTTCAGATCAGCGACTGCCTCTTCCAGGGCATCCAATACATTACTGGTGGTCCAACCAGTGTTTCCATTATTGACGAGAACTGTGTTCTTTAAAATTGCCATCTTATGCCTCTAATCTAATTGCGGTAAGGGTTACGTTAATGGTCGCGGCAGCACCAGAACGATTGGTAACTGCAGTATATATTGTATCAGTAATGTTAGGTGAATCATTGTTATAACCAAGAGGAGCAGGATTCAATTGAATCACTCCAGATCCTCTAGTCTCTGCAATAACACCAGTACCAGGAACAGGATCTGATCCTTCATTTCTACTCTGATCTGCTGTTCTAGCAGCATCATCAGTGTAGATTCTCACCCAAGCATCAGCATCTGTCTCAACTTTAAGCAAAGTATATGCCTTATATCCTGTTATATTTAGGTTTCCTGAAACATTATTATCCAGTGTTACGGATCCCTGAAGTGCTGTACGTTCAGTAAGACCAACTGATTGTGTAGTTGGCGTTCCAGAATCTGAGGTTACTGTTCCTGTTGTAGGAAGTGGACCAGAAGGAGGTGTAAAGTTATCAGTATATTTTACAGTAGTAGTAAATCTGAAGTCATCAATGAATCCATCAAAACCATCCTCCTGACCATTAACATCATCTCTGGGATGTCCAAATCTAAATTGATTATCAGTATTAATACTACTTGAAATGTTAGTATCATTAAAGTAATCATCGTCCGCAGCATTATATCTTAAACGATATCCATCAAGATAGACTCTAAAGTCACCCTGAGAATCTCTAGTAACCGCTACATGATGCCAAGACCCCTGTAAATATGAGGCACTAAAACTATCATGATGCATCTCAATAGCAGTAGTGCCATTTCTCCAATAGAATCTGTACTCATCAGTACCAGGACTGTAAGCTTCCAAACCGAAACCAACCTCCTGCTCAGCGCCGCTATCGCTGCTAGTGCCCCAGAAAGAATTTCTATATCCTAACGTAACAGGAACACTATTAAGATTAACCCAGAATTCTACTGTCCAAGTCGCACCGAATCTAATTCTATAACTCGTGTCTTCAGCTCTAAGGTAACCAACAGGACTTGTAGAGCTTAACACATTAGTGCCATACTTTAATGGAGTGATCGCACGTTTGATATATGTTGAACTACTTATTATTGAGCTGATCTCATACTGACCAATATCATTAAAGCTATTATCAAATGTATATCTCAATATAACATTATCCCAGTCAGGATCTACTGTTGGAGGAGCAGGAGCAGTAATAGGATATGCTTCAGTTGGAGCAGTATAATCGGTGTCATCGTATCTAAGATAATCAGTCCACCTTACATCATCTACATATCCTCTCAGATAATCATGATATGTAAGTGTATTCCATGATGCATATGCCTGTGAGGCATTTTGACCGATATAGTAGACCCATTCATCATCCGTGATAGTTACATTGAGATTCGTATCATAGGGATCGGTGAGGGTGCTGGCGTGACTGCCGTTTACATGTGCAAACAGTCTTCCATCCGAAGCACGACGAGAAACAGAAATATGATACCATGTATCTTCCTGCCAAGCAGTACTATTAATTGAGAGATCTGTTATTGTTGGAGTATCACCCTGTTGAGTTGCGGAAAGATTATTAGTCCATACGAGTTTCCAGTAAGTCTCAGTCAGATTGGTTCTTAGCAGTGAGAGTCCTACACCCTTTCCAACATATTGACCAGCACCCTTTGTGAGAGAGAAAATACCAGGATTATCAGCAGTAGAACTCAGATCATCAAATCTAACCCACAATTCTACAGTCCAGTCTCCACTAAAGTCAGGGAATCCACCTCGTTTTGCGGTAGATCCCCTAATGTTATCAGCAAGGGAATATAAAACAGGAGATTCTTCAGGACCTTTTGATCCAACACTAATATAACTCTGTGATGAACCATCAAACTGAATTGCATTAGTACCATACTTTACTGGAGAAGAAACAACGGTAGCATTACCACCTTTAAAGAACCAATTACCAGTAACATAGTTATAGATGTAATCACTACTGTGACCACCCGTAGCACCAGTAAGACGGACTTGAACATCATCAAAGTTAACATCAGTTTGTGCTGCTGAAGTAGGTTCTCCAGTCAGATAGAATAATCTCCAGTCAGTACCGTCATGATAATATGGAAGATCGCCAATTCTCTTAATGTCACCTGTGGCACCAGAGACTGTAGTGTAATTAGTGTTTAAAGTAAGTCCTGCTGCTGACAGATCATTCGTAGTGCTATTACCAGCATCAGTGATAGAATCAAGTGTTGCTGAAATATCTCCCGAACTTGTTAATAAAATACCTGTACCATCAGGAATAACACCACCCAGAGTTGTTGTCGTAGCGGCAGGTAATGTATATGCCGTAGGAATTGTTGGTTTATTCTGAATGAATGCCAGACTATTAATATCAGTATTGTTCCAATCAGACTGAACTGGTTGGTCGCTCTGAATGGTTGCTTTATTTGTCTGTGAATCCCACGATACAGTTGTTCCACCAGCACCCGCAAACTCTACAGTATCAGTAGTACCAGTAGATGGATCAAGATTTAATATTACTTGGTTTGATGTAACATTAGAACCATAGAAATCATACAGAATAGCAGTACCACCTCCACCACCAGAACCACTAGCAGTTACAACACTGTTAAGTGATTGTGAAGCTTGATCATATGTAAACGAAATTCCTAGATGAGTTCCATTTAAGATTGATTGTGCAGCGGCGTCTTTAGCATCGCTATCTGTATAAGCAGTTCCACCACCAGCACCAGTTCCATCAATCGTAATGGTGTTGGCATCAGTTCTTGTAACTGTAATACCATTAGCACCAGCAAAAGAAATATCATCTGTGGTTGTGGCAGTAATAGAACCAGCACGATCATGATTAAGACCAGTTAGTCTGAGCGTAGCAGCATTTCCACCTCCAGTTACAGCACTCAGATCATATACTCTACCATCAAAATATAGTTCTTCACCAGACCTTTCAAGTTCAATGCTACCATAGACATTTCTATAGAATTCAACACTATCAGTAACACCATTGGAGTCAGATAGTGTGAGCAGACCAAAATTACTTCCAGTTAATCCAACAGAATAAGTTGTATCTGTATTAGGAACAATGTCAATCAGTCTTGCTAACTGATACCAAGAGTTCCCACTCGCAAAATACATTGCGTTATTATTATCAGAGTAAGCGAGAGCACCCTGATAAGAATTAGCATTTGGGAAACTGCCTGTCTGATCATAACGGAATGTAATCAAACTTGCAGTTCCAGATGCAGTTGTAATTGCTCCTGCAGTAGTAAGATTTCCACCAACATCTACAGTTAGCGAAGAATCTTTTAATAAATTCCCAGCAGTTCCATCAAATAAAACAACTGCGCCATCAGTGGCGGACGAAGGACCAGTTACTGTTCCCGAAAGAATTGTAGAGATGGTAATATCATTTCCAGATCTACTGATATTAATATTAGATCCTTCTAAAAGATTAACAGCATCTGTCGTGCTATCATTTCCTACGAGTTGAAATGCAACACCAGAAGTGACTGCTGTTGATGTAAAATCATATGTTGTGTTAGCGTCAGTGGAACTTACTGTAATTACATTCCCACTGAGATTTACTGTAGTATCTCCAGCACCCTGAAGAACTACCTCGTCAGTTCCCGAACCAGATCCACCAGCAGTGAGTCTAAGTCTGACATCATTTACTGCTGCGCCAGATGCAGCAAAATCATATGTAGTATTTGTATTAGTAAATGTAACCCACTTCAGACCAGCACCAGTAGACGCGAGCAGTTGATCATCTAGACCAACTCCAGTATCAAGAGTTATGGTTGCACCATCAAGTTCAATCGTTTCACCAGTAGAAACTTTAAGTCCCTCAGCAAAAGTTACTTTATCTGTTCCAGCTAGATTGACTAGTTCGTCAACTAATATCTTTGACATTACATGCCCTGTTATACTTTCCTTCAAAGTATTTATAAAAAGCGGATGACGCGATTTGAACGCGCAACCGTCTGCTTGGAAGGCAGAAGCTCTACCGTTGAGCTACATCCGCAGTAAAAACCCAGAGAGGGTTATTTGAATTTAGGACCAGCATACCACCCAACTAAACATGTTCTAAGTCCAGATTTAAGTGGTCTCACACGATGCATCATATCAGATGAAAAAATTACAATGTCACCGCAGTTCATTTTATAAGTATGCATTTCACAACTGGGAGTAAAGACTTGAAGTTCTCCTCCTTCGTACTCATCATCCAGACATAAACTTATAGTTAATTTTCTCCACAGGTTATCGCCCTCAAGGGCTTCTTGATAATCATTATGCCATTTGTATCCAGTTCCTTGACCATTGTATACAGTATATTGTATATTCTGTGCCCAGGAACGAAGATCATAATGATAGTATTGATCGTTCACAAGATTCACATAATGTGACATCAGTCCAGCAACCCAATGAGTTTTAGAAATCCAAGAAACTTGAGAATTTCTTTCTGAACCATCTACATATTCTCCATCAAGTGTAGCACTTTTAAGAGGAAGATCTTGCAATTGCGTTTTAATAATTTTCGCAATTGATTTATCAATTCCAGATGTAACTGATACTACAATACCATTCTTTGACATAATGTTTGGGTGCTCAGGCTCGCCACCTGTTTTATTATTTCAGTTGCTAAACAGGAAAACAACCACACGGAAGGGGTCTTTTGGATCCACCACTAAATTTTTAACTGGAACTTAGAAACCAGGCGGGAGTATAGCTCCATCCGCACCACCAATTTTTTAGAGAAATTGGAAACTCCGAGGGGTCGTTAAACCCATCCCGACCAGAGCGAGTTTTGAGTCATCTCGGGACTGATCGTCAGAATAATTTTCTAACGATGATACCAACTGATGTGGTTACATACTGTGCCATAGCAATCTTCAAATGTTTATCTGAAGAGTACGGAGGAAGATCAATGTGAGTATCTAGTGGTTGATACCCTGCAAAATAATTGAATGGACTTAGAGCAATGTCTTTATGATTAACTAGTTTCCTAGAAAGATTATTGAAATCTTTGATTCTCAAAAGAACTGTGTTCTGGTTATCAATAGTTAGCACATCATTAGAGACATTTAATTCTGTAGTGTGAACAGCGATGCCTCCTGGTTTGAGTAACTTCGTAGAGTTTACTATGAAGTCAAGGGATTTGTCAATACTACCAAGATGTTCTAGAGCACATGAACTCCATGTGAAGTTAAACTTACCCAGATTATCTGGGATATTATTCATGTCAACATAATCAATGTTGACTAACTTATTAAAAGATTCTTCGTCACAGATTCCTCTTTTGTTCAGAACTTCTTTTGTTCTGAGATGTTGATCTGTAGCGACCCATCCTTTGTTAGCAGCATCACTTACATCTAGATCAGTTGCCAGAACCTTACAACCATAACTAGCAAACAGTGAGGGAAGTGGTTCTTCCCCCACACCAAAACCAATACCAGAACTACGAGATCTAAGAAGACCGTAATGTTTTAATACCTGAATGATATAACAAAACTCCCACTGTTTCCTGTGGGATCGGGGTTGCTCTTTAATCTCAAAGCAAGCATCTTTATACACTTGCTCGTAGAACTGACTCTCCGTACACATTTGAGATGTAGGCATCACCAAAGATGGTTCTGCAGATACTGGACAATTGTCTGTAATCTCTTTAAATTTTGAGGAAAGGAGTGACATTGATTATGGTTTTCTTTACAATTTCTGTGGTAGAAATACCTTTAGTCCTGGGATAATAAACTACATCTATATTATGTTGTTTCAAATAATCAAATCTACCAGTATGATCAGCACCCATGATTAGAACATCAGCATTATATTGTATGCAGTATTCTAATTTCTTCTCTAAAGATTCTTCGTAAAAAACATTTGTAATACCTTTGATGTTATTGACTATCTCTAGTCTATCATGTTGACAGCAGATGGGATATCTTTTCTTCTTAGAATAATTAAACTCATCAGTAGATACCCCAACTGTCACTTGATTGTTGCCATCGGCATACTCAATGCATCTTTTTAGAATATTAAGATGACCGATGTGAAATAAATCAAATGTACCAAATGTAATTATGTTCATCCTAAGATGAGTGTGTTCTCATCTCCACCAAAATTGATTGTGTCTGGAGAGTAAGTACTAGAATCAAATTTGATCTCATCATATTCAGAGATCATACTCTTTTGTTCATCAACCTTATACTTGTAACCGTTCTTGAGTTGATTCACTGCAGCAAGAGTGTTAACAACTTTTTGAATTTCATTAACACCATCAAGATCAACTGCTGTCTTCAGAGCATTACGAAGCTCTGTCTCAGCATTAGAAAGATAATCATATGTGGACATTGTTTTTTCCTTTGGATTAGCGGGAACAAATTCTGTTTTATTATTCCATTGTAATGGAGTGTTATTAAGAGGCATTGTCTTTAACGTAGCATGGAACTCGGTCGGGGTCCAACCATTTAGCATATTCAATGTCTTCCATAGCAAGAAGACACTGCATTTGATTATCAAACAAATAGATATCACGCCAACGATTGGTGTAATAGTCTTGTTTCTGTAAACGAAAATCTCGCATACCGTTCAACTCAATTACACCAACGTCAACAAAACGATAACCTTCACGTTCAAGGAGAACCTCGGTCATACCAACAATGAATCAGAACTCTGAAATCATAGCAGGGTCCATGAGGTTCGTCAAGTCCCTCTCTAGTTCGGTCAGGACAACTTCGTAATCATCATCTGGATCTCCAAATAACTGAAGACCATTAACATCATAAAACTCGTATAGTTTTTTATACAGATGGGGATAATCATCCTCCAAATTTACTACTCCGTCAACAGCATCATCAAGGATGCTAATGTCTTCGCGAAATTTACGAAGGAGAAGTCTTTCTTTCATTTTCCTCTACGTTTACTCTATTGTTGGTTGATAATTTGGAAATCTTTTTCAAAGATATCCAAACCTTCTCTGGTGAGAACATGGTCATACATCTTGTCAAATACTGTGACAGGAAGTGTGACCACATCAGCACCATAGAGAAGGCAGCGTGACACATGGTGGACATCACGCAAACTTGCAGCGAGGACTTTAGTTTCAACACGATGTTGAGCATACAGTCCTCCAATAGCACGGACTAATTCAACACCACTAAAAGAATTATCGTTCATACGACCAACGAATGGAGAGATGTATGTAGCACCTGCCTTCGCTGCCATGACTGCCTGAGCAGCACTGAAGCATAGAGTAACGTTAGTTTTAACTCCTTCATCACTAAGAATCTTACATGCAATCAGACCATCTTTAGTAAGGGGGAGTTTGATTGTAACTTCAGGACCAATTGAAATATATTTTTGAGCATTATCAATCATCTCATCGGCATTGTTTCCATCAACTTCGGCGGAGATGCTTTCAAAAGAAAAGTGAGCTGATAAGGTTTTGATGAAATCCAAATAATCACAACCCGATTTTCTCACTAGAGTTGGATTGGTTGTAATTCCATCAATCAAACCAGTCTCATATCGGTCATCAATAGCAGCATAGTCAGCAGTATCAAGGAAAATTTTCATTGCGCTTCGTTGTTCAGTTCAGTATATAGTTTGATGAGTTCATCATCATAAGGCATCATAACACACTTTTCATTGTTTTCACTAATGATGCCGATACTCTCACCATTCTCCACTCTTTCAAACAATTCATCAAAGTTTTCTTGCCAGTGATCCACAGAATAATATTCCATAATTGATGATATTTATAAAGTCGGGCATGTAGGATTTGAACCTACGACCTCTCGCTCCCAAAGCGAGCGTTCTACCAAACTGAACTAATGCCCGAGGTTCACCTGACTTCAAAGTCAAGTTTGCGTACCGTCCTCTGACGACGAGATTCTTGGTACGCAAGATCTTCCTTACTAAATGTCGGAGAGATCGTCTCTTTGTGGTTCTGAATAATTTCCACTAGAGATAAGTTCTTCCCGCTTATACTTGTACCACGGATGCTCGTATAGTTCTCGCACCCGCAACTCTTCATCTTTGTTGGATGACTTTCTAATTGCTTCCCGCAATTCTTGCATCTGATAATTAACATTTGTCATCATACCTCTTATGTAAGCAAGTTCAAGTTTGATTTCGTTAAACTCTTCTCTGATCTTTTCTGATTTCATTATTTATTCAAAACTATTAAGCATGTGGAATCTCATTTCCCAGAAGTCCTCAAACATATATTTCTCATCTCTAAACTCAACATACCATACCACATCTTCTTCAGTAGCAAGTTTTGTTGCAGCAGGATCATCAGATTCTCTTCCAGCAATTGGCATACACTCAATCACCATATGTGTATCAACTCCATACTTATCTTCCATATCCTTGATGAGTTGCAACAAAGGAAGATCTTCAAGGTTTTTAGCAGAATCAACATATGATTCTACTTTGTCTACGGGAATAAATGAATCCATATCAGTACTTAAATTTGGGTTTGGTTTTTGTTCCTAAGTGTAAATTAAAACTAAAGATAATTCTATCTTTATCATCATAAGGGTTTGGTCTAGTTTCATGTGGTAACCAAGATGGGAATAAAAGAAGCATTCCTGTTCTAGGTTTGATAGCAAGAACTCCATAAGAGTCCATTACCTTCATCGGAGAACTATTCATTACCATATCCTTCATGCATCCAATAGGATCTTTGAATACAATATCACCACAGTCTCCCTCTGCTTGGAAATAATAAACACCACTCAAATAAGATCCAGGGTGAGTGTGAAATGGAACACATTGGTTCTGTTCATAGACAGTAAACCAACATGAGTTCATTTCAATAAGATAATCATTAGAACCATGTGCATGATTCATAGATCTATATATGGTCTCATGAATCAAATTAATGATGGGATAGAACTCTGGTATTTCCAGTAGACTTCTACCATAAAAACTAGTCCACCCATCTTTCTTGGCATCAAACAGATTATAAGATTCTTTGTCCTGAATCAATCCTTTCTTCTTTAAATACTCTAGATGAGAATATATTTTTGGTTTAATATCATCGTGAATTGAAGAATATTTTTCTTCTGAGACATGAAACTTACCAATTCTTGTGGGAAAAACTGGTTGAACACTACCCTCCAACCAATCATTAATCTTATCATCTTCCCCGATCTCATGTGCTCGGGGATCGTTGTCAAAAAATTCTGCTCTGGTAATTTCTTCAGTCATAATTGTAAGTTATCTAGTGGGTGATGACGGGATTGAACCGCCGACCGCCTCGGTGTAAACGAGATGCTCTACCGCTGAGCTAATCACCCGAGAAAATCAAAACTCAAAGTAACTCTTGGTCCTAAGACTACTGGACAGTGATTCACTCCTTTAGGAATAAACACAGCATCTCCAGGATTCATAAGAACCTCTCCCTCATCAAACTTATATCTCATTGATCCAATTGCCTGCACAATCATAACATCAACATCATCATTGTGCATACCAAATGTATGACTATTCTGAAGTAGTGACATGTAAACATGTAAATTGTTTACAGAATAGTTTTTACGAACACCATCATATGCAAGACCAATACTACCAGGACGATAACTGGTATGAGAGACATAAGATTGGGGAGTGTTTCCACCAGTGGAAACAATTCGGACACCATCTACAATAGAATAGTCATGAAACAATTTTTTGATTGCATCATCCCAAGTGATAACACTCATGAAAGGAAACTGCTCTTTACTAAATTGTATCTGACTAGAAATCATAGTATTAGTGTTCAACGTTTGCTAGACTATCTAGCAACTCCCAAGGCAGGATTTGAACCTGCGACCAGCCGATTAACAGTCGGCGGCTCTGCCGCTGAGCTACTTGGGAATATGTTCGCTATTTGCAAATAGCGAATGGAGAATACCCTCTACTCGTCAGCAGAGGGGGCACCAAGGAGGATCCCACTCCTCTCTCACATGGGTTGGTTTTCCGATTCTTTTTTCTCTCGGAGATGTGAGCACGGGTGTCGCCATCCCGCTAAGCCCCTGACAAGATTTGAACTTGCGACCTGAGCTTTACAAAAGCCCTGCTCTACCACTGAGCTACGGGGGCGAGGCGACTCAGGTAGGATTTGAACCTACGACCGACTGCTTAGAAGGCAGTTGCTCTATCCAGCTGAGCTACTGAGTCAAGGTGGGCAGGGAGGGATTTGAACCCCCGTAGGCAGAGCCAGCGGATTTACAGTCCGCCTCCATTAACCACTCGGACACCTACCCAGTGCCCTTTTTAAGTTTGAAGTATATAGTATAATACTTCTTCTTTATTTTGTCAAGAGTTTCCATGTCTTCTTGGAAACCCATATACTTGAGGAGTTGGTATGATCCCTCAAGTTCACTCAACAATCTTAAGACATTGACTGGGGTTTTGTCAAGTCCTCCGAACTTGAATTGATCACTGGTCCGCATAGTATGCTTTATAGTAAGCAACAATGCCATCCGTTCTTATGTTTCCTTGAGATACCCAATCATGAATGCATTCATAGATGCTTTGATTAGAGTAACGAGGAGATCCATCAGAGCAGATCTCCGATCCAAACTTCTTCAAAAGGATATTAAGTCCTTGTGTTCTCACGTCCATACGTTCGTCAGAATAGCGCCAGTCGTTTTGTGTCATGACATAGTGTAAGAAAGTTTTTTATGATAATCGTATGCATAAAGTTGACGATTACCTTTGATTCCCCATCCCAACCAGTAGTATGCAGGAATCATATACTGATCCACTGTCTTACCACGTCCTTCAAACTCAGGAAGATAGCGTTGGAATACAGATTCGTTAATCATATAACGAGTCTGTCCTTCTAGAGTGCTAGGGTCACATCCATAGTTCTCACAGAACTTTCCTAGATTATTATAACGTCCTAAGCTGGTCCACTGGATGAGACCATAACCGCCGCGAGTACACTCACTATAAGAGACTCTAGCACCACCCTCACAAATGTTAGGAATGAAGTTTGATTCTTGTTTGATGTTCCCCAGAATCGTTGCCAGGGCGTTTCTATCAGAGATTTTGGTGTGTTCTTGGAGTTGTGCGAGGACATACTGTTCGTTGGGTGTGCAATCCTCACACTGCCAGGATGGATTAAATGGTTCTACCTCAATGGGTACGATGTTATCAGGAATTCCTGAACCAACTACCTCAGTCTCAGTCATTAAAAACGGTGCCGCAGCGACTAAAGATGCTGCCAACATCAGGGGATACATAAGATTCCTCATTAGTGTCCATACCAAGATACCATTTATATATGGGGTTGTCAAGCCCCGAATAAATAACTATACTTGAGAAGACCTACAAATTTGACCATGAGATTTAATCAGACAGACATCTACCGCCTCATTCAAGGATGTGAATGTTACAAAGATAAAACTGGTTCTGAATTTATGTGGGAACAGTATGATGATCTGATCCAAAAACTCAAAGCATATCAAGAAGAATATTGTCCCGAAGAATCTGTTAGGAAGTCGTAACAAATATTCTTTACATAACGATTAATTAATAATAGATAGTGTAGTCGTACAAAACTACATGAAGTTTTTCTTTGCTCTCTTAGCAACACTCTTTCTTGCTACACCTGCTTGGGCTGTAGACGTACAGATGGGTGCGAACGGTAATCTAGTATTTGAACCAGCAGAAATCACTATCTCTGCGGGTGAGTCGGTTCATTTCATCAACAACATGCTGCCTCCACATAATGTGGTAGTAGAAGATCATCCAGAGTTAAGTCATGAAGCCCTGGCAATGTTACCAGGCGAAGACTTTGAAGTTGCCTTCCCTGAAGCAGGTGACTATACTTACTGGTGTGGACCTCACAAGGGTGCAGGAATGATCGGAACGGTACATGTTCAATGAAACAGTTTAACACAGTTGTATTAGATATCACTGTGACAATTTTAGACTTTTTCTACAGAGGGAGAGACTATCAAAGATTCTGGGTGCTTGAGGAAATTGCTCGGGCACCATATTTTGCGTTCCTCAGTGTACTACATTTTAGAGAAAGCATGGGACTTCGCGGTCCTGAGCATTTATTTTTAATGAAACAGCACTTTGAACAGTCAATCAATGAAACAGAACATCTGGAGTACATGGAAAGCAGGGGCGGTAATACTTATTTTATTGATCGCTTTGTCGCCAAACACCTCGTCCTTATCTATTATTGGATCAACGTGGTTTATTATTGGGTGGCTCCTAAGTCTGCATACCATTTGTCTTATGAAGTAGAGATCCATGCAGCAGAAACTTACGCTAAGTTTCTTGCCCTCAATGGACATGATGACAAGATCCTTGAGATCTTGAATGATGAACTACACCATTCAAAAGAATTACATGATGCTATGGAGATGATCTGATGTTTAAGAACTGGGGTAAGGGAGTAGAACCTCCCGAGTTTACAACAAAAGAAGAAGTACAGGAGATGATTGATGATGCCATACGCAAACACAATCGTAATGCTTCAATTATCAGTATGTGTGTTGGTTGGGTTGTTCTTGCACTTTTTGCTGAGGGTCTGCTTAGACTCATTGGAGTGATACCACCGCTGCTGCCATGGTTGAAAATAACATTATAATTATAGAATGGATAGGCATAGTCTTGGCACTTATTTTTGGTGTGACTATGTTTTGTCAGGGACATTTTATTTTACATGGAAAGAATGGTTACAAACATTCTGAACGTGAAAAGAAAAAGATGTCTGATGCTCGCAAACAAGTAGAAAAATTATTTAAAGAAAAATGAGCAAAGATTATTTTCCAGACTTCACTAAAGAAGACTACAGACTCATCATAGATGCGTTGGAAAAAAGAAAGACATCTTACATTGCTGGAGACAGAATGTATAGAGACTACGAAAACTTAATAAAAGAAATGGAACGCAGATCTTCTGCGGCAATTCCCTGGAAATGTTGACAAAAATAGGAGAAGAAAATGAAAGTTGGTCTTATTGGTTTAGGAAGAATGGGCGAGGGAATGTCTCGTCGCATGATTGCTAAAGGTATTGAAGTTCATGGGTATCGCAACAATGTTAAAAAAGCTAATGAGCAATATGAGAAGGGTTATATCAGTGGATATACCACTTCTCTGGAAAGCCTTGTTCAAGTAGTTAAATCAAAACCACACAGTGAAGATGAAGCAGAAGGAACTCTGCACTTCCCACAACCAGGGATCTTCATGATGGTTGTTCCTGCCGAGACTGTAGAGGAAACACTCAATGACTTACTACGATATTGTCGTGAAGGCGACATTATTATTGATCATGGCAATTCCAATTTTAAAGACTCTAGACGCAGGGCGGAACACTGTTCTAAACTTGGCATCGCATATCTTGACTGTGGTACTAGTGGTGGTGTTTACGGTCTGGAGCGTGGATACTGTCTTATGGTTGGTGGCGGAGATACTGCAGTCGCCTCTTGTAAGAGAATTTTTGATGCCCTCTCACCAGGGATCAACGCTGCCCCCAGGACTCAACCTGACAGCAACTTTACATGGTATCCCGAAGAGTTTGGATGGATGCATTGTGGCGGTCCAGGCGCTGGTCACTTTGTGAAGATGGTTCACAACGGCATTGAGTATGGAATCATGCAAGCATATGCCGAAGGATTTAATATTCTACATGAAGCAAATGCTGGATCACAATATGTCAAGGCAGGAGATGCTGAAGTCGCTCCAATGGATTCTCCAGAAGATTATCAGTACGACATTAACGTTGCTAAGGTTGCTGAGTTATGGCGTCGTGGTTCTGTGGTTGGTTCTTGGTTGCTTGATCTTACCGCTGATGTACTACGGAGCGATAGAGAGCTTAGCAAGTTTGATGGGGGAGTATCAGACAGTGGTGAGGGTCGTTGGACTGTTCACGCTGCTGTGGATCTTGGCGTACCCGCTCCTGTTATCAGCAGTGCGTTGTGGGCACGTTTTGAGTCGCGC